CACAAAAGAAAGCGGTTATATCTTTCGGGTTGGCAATTCTCGGATTTATTTCTTCTCCGGCCAGCCGCAGACCAATATCGTAGGAGCTACAGCCAATCTCATGCTGGTAATTGACGAAGCGCAGGACATCCTGCCGGCCAAGTTCGACAAGGACATAGCCCCCATGGCCGCCAGCACCAACGCCACCCGGGTTTTTTGGGGGACGGCCTGGACCAGCCGCACGCTGCTGGCGCGCGAACTAAAAGCGGCGCGCGCCGCCCAGGCAGCTGACGGCATCCAGCGGGTTTTTACCTTGACCGCTGACGAGGTCCGGGAAGAAGTCCCGCGTTATGGGGAGTTTGTTGATAATCAAATCAAACTGCTGGGGAGAAGTCACCCCATGGTTCGCACGCAATTTTTCAGCGAGGAGATCGACGCGGAGGGGGGTTTATTCCCGCCGGAGCGCCTGGCGCTCATGCAAGGCAGCCACAAACCGCAGCACAAGCCGGAAGACGGCAAATTGTATGCTATCACCCTGGACGTAGCCGGCGAAGATGAAGCGGTTATTTCCGATCCCGAAGATGTGGAAGATGTGATCCAGATGTCAAACCCAAGGCGGGACAGCACCGCCTTGACTGTGTTCGAGGTTGATTTAACAAGCGTAGCCGATCCGCTGATCGGCCGGCCAATCTATAAAGTGGTTTACCGGCGCGAATGGGTGGGAGTGAAGCACTCCAAACTATACGGAAGAATTAAAGCAATCGCGGAATTATATGATGTTCGCTTTCTGGTGGTTGATTCCACCGGTGTGGGGGCTGGGCTGGCTTCATTCTTGGCGGCTGCCCTGGGTGAAAGAGTGATCCCCTTTGAATTCAATACCCGAACAAAGAGTGATCTGCTTTGGGATTTTCTCGGCATTATAGATTCCGGCCGCTTCAAAGACTACGAGCAGCCGCCGGCGCGTAAAGCGCGCGGCGCTGACTTCTGGCAGCAGATTATTTTTTGTGAATTTGACATTCTCCCCGGCCCCCAAAAGCGGGTGCGCTGGGGCGTGCCGGATGGTACACGCGACCCGAACACCGGCGAGCTGGTGCATGATGATTTGCTGATTTCGGCTGCTCTGGTCGCTGCCCTGGACAAAGAAGACTGGTCAATTTCAGCGCCTACTTTCGTAATTCAGGCCGGCGATCCCCTGGATGAACTCGATAGAGGTTTTTAGGAAAGACATGCGTTCTGAAGGATCTATTGGCAGGAGAAAGCCAATCCGGTTTACCAGCTTCCGCTTGGGCATAGAAGCGCTTCGCGGGGGCGAAGCGCGGATATACCCGCGCGAACGCGGCGTCAGGCCGCGTATCGCAAGGGTGCGGCGGCTCCACGCTCAAAGCGCGCGCTTCATAGCGCTCCGCAGGAGCGGAGCGCGTAGATGCTGGAACAGCGGCGTTTTCCATGCGCCGCATATTCCAGTTCCGCGCGTTCGCGTTCCGCGCTCCCTCGCTTTCCAATCAGTTTAAACCGGAGGTGCTCCAATGTCCCGCGTCTTAATCCATGATATTAGCAGCTGGCAGGGGGATTTATCGAAATATTGGCAGCTTTTCAAAGATAATGGCTGCAAGGCGATCATCATAAAGGCCACGGAGGGGCTGGCTTTTTACAATTATTGGAAAGAAACGGCCCCGATCGTGAAAGAAAAAGGTTTCCTGCTGGGCTCATATCACTACTACCGGCAGCATATCCAAAACCAAGAGGGTACATGGGTTTCCTGCAGCCCCACCAGGCAAGCAGAGAATCATTTTAATTGGCTGGAGAAATGCGGCATAGCGCCGAATCTCCCGCTGGCGCTGGATGTAGAGCCAGGCAACAACCCCCAAGGGGTTGGCTCGGCCGGCGTGGAATCCTGCCTTAACCGCATGGAGCAGCTCTTTGGCCGCACGCCGATTTTGTACTCCAATCCCTCAACGCTGACCGGCATAGTCAAACCCCATTGGATTAAATTTCCGCTCTGGCTTGCGCACTACACCAGCGAGGAAAAAGTCACCGTACCGAAGCCCTGGGTTGGTTGGACCATCTGGCAGTTCAGTGACAAGGTTACCTACACGCCGGCCGGCTCGACTGTGAAAAAACCGATCGATCACAACTGGTTTAATGGCAGTGAGGAAGATTTGCTCACTTTCTGCGTCATGGCCGGCCAGGACCAACCGCCGCCCCCCGGAGTTTATCCCGAGCCTGTCGAGGGAGCGGGAGGTGAAGGCGGCGGCGAAGATCCCGCCGTGGCCATGCTTGAAAAGATTTTGTCGGCTCTGGTTGCAGTGCAAAGCTTTAATGATATTACCCGCGAAAGATTAAATAATCTGGAAGAATGGGCCGGAGGTTTTAAACCGTGATGGCCAAGCAATTCTTAGCGACCCGCATGGGGCGGGGAGCGGAGATGCTGGAACGGCGGCGCGTTCTATGCGCCGCACGGTCCAGTACCGCGCGCCCCGTTGAAATGGTTCTGCCAAATAAGCTCACTTATCGCAAGCTTTTCGCTTCGCTCAATCTTGACGATAAGTGCAACCTTATTAGCAGCTCTGGCTTGAAGGCGCGCGTACCGCGCGGCGGCAGTTCGGGGGCTGGCTCGCCCGCGCCCTGCCGGCGCGACCTCGCAGCGACCCGCAGGGGGCGGGGAGCGGAGATGCTGGAACAGCGTCGGGTTCCATACGCCGCATGTTCCAGTGACGCCACGACAGGAGATTAAACTATGGGATTACTTGACCGGTTTTTCGAGAAACAGATTACCACCGCCGCGCGTCAAATGCTGGCCGTCATTGAAAATGAAAATAGTTTTCTGGTTGGCACGCGCTCCGCGTCCACCGATCGCGATCGCTTTTCCTACGATAGAACAGATGTTCTCGAACAGGCGCTCGAAGCATGGCGCACCAACCCCCTGGCCCGCCGCATTATTGAGCTTACTTCGCAGTATGTGGTTGGCGGCGGGCTGTCTGTGAACTGCAAGGACCAGAAAGCAGCTGCTTTTCTGCATGAATTCTGGAATCACCGCTTAAACCGTATGCCCGTGCGGTCGTTCGAACTGTGCGACGAGCTTTCACGAACAGGTAATTTATTCCTGCTGCTCTCCACTGACGCGGCCGGCATGAGTTATATTCGCTGCTTGCCAGCTTCGGAAATAGACGAGATAATCAGCCGACCAAACGACATCGAGCAGCCGCTCTACTTCAAGCTTAAATCCTCGATCGAGGATTTATCACCCGAGCCGCTGCCGGCCTACGACCCGCAAACCGACGACCCCAGCCGGCCCACAGTCCTGCACTACGCCATTAACCGCCCGGCCGGCGCGCAGTGGGGTGAATCTGACCTCGCCCCGCTGCTGCGCTGGCTCTCCAGGTATTCCAACTGGCTGGAGGACCGCGCGCGGCTCAACCGCTACCGCATGGCTTTTTTGTATATCGTGCAAGCCAAATTCACCAGCGACGCCGCGCGCAAGGCGCGCCAGACCGCGCTCAATGCCAACCCGCCGAAGCCTGGCTCTATTCTGGTGGCCGACGAAAACGAAACATGGAAAGCCATCCATCCGCGCCTTGAATCCGGCGACGCGGAGCGCGACGGCCTGGCCATCAAGAAGATGATCGCGGCGGGGGCCGGCCTTCCCATGCACTTCCTGGCCGAGCCGGAAAGTTCTACCCGCACCACAGCCGAAGCGGCCGGCGGCCCAACCTACCGCCGCATGGAACAGCGGCAGGAGTTTTTCAAATGGATGTTATCCGACCTGCTGGGGGTGGTGGTCAGCCGGCGCGCGGCGATCGACAGGAAAATGCCGGCCGATGTTGAAATTAATATTACCGGCGCGGACATCAGCGGCCGCGATAATACGACCCTCGCGCTGGCTTCCCAATATATGGTAAATGTTTTATCCGAGCTGCGCGACCGGCAGCTGATTACAAATTCCGAAATGGTCCGATTGATTTATCGCTTCATGGGTGAAACTGTTGACATTGATGACCTGCTCAAAAAGGCGGCCGGCGAAGCCGGCCCCCAAGGCACACTACCCAAGGATGTAGATCTGGAGGGCCCTCGCAGCGACCCGCAGGAGCGGGGAGCGGAGATGCCGGAACGGCGGTGTGTTCCAAACGCCGCCGGTTCAGGCACAACAAATTAATCAAACAACCATTTACTCATGCGCCGATGAATGCTTTTCAAATAACCAAAAAACCTTCGGTTTTACCAGCGTAAAGGCCTGCCTTGAGCGCTTGTCCCGAGCGTGTCGAGGGATGTCGAAAGGATGAATCTATGCCTGATGAATTAACTCAACGAATCAACCTCGCGGCCACCAGCGTGAACGCTGATGGCGAGTTCGAAATCCTCGCCATCACCGCCGGTGAAGGCAACGGCTATACATTCTCGGCCGAAGCCCTGAAATCATCCGTCCCGTTGTGGGAAGGCGCACACACTTTTATTGATCACCACTGGTTTGGTAATTCAGTTCACGACCTCGCCGGCATGTGCCATACCCCAGCATGGGACGAAACCGCCCAAGGCGTGAAGCTCACGCTTAAACCATTCGGCCCGGCTGCGGCCATTCTGGCCGAAATGGGCCGCCAAATTCTGGCCATGAAAGACAACCGGCCAAGCATTGGCTTCTCCGCTGACATTATTTTCACAGCCAGGCAGAGAGAAGTCCAGGAAATTCGCCGCGTGAATTCCGTTGATCTGGTTGTCAATCCAGCCCGTGGCGGTGAATTTATTCGAGAGATTTATCAGAAATTACAGAAAGAGGTTAACATGCCAAAAGAAGAATTGAACGAGAAGATCACCCAGGCCGCGCTGCCGCCGGAGCAGGAAACACTTCCCGGCGTCGAGCGCGTCCACCAGCGCATTGAAACGGATAAGAAAGCCGTTGACCTTATGCTTAATGTCCAAGGCCAAATCAACGCGCTGGAACAGGAAGCCGAGAAAGCCCGCGGTCTGCGGCTGCAAATGTGTGAGCAGTTCCTCGACACGGCTCTCACAGCCGCTAAACTGCCGGCGCCCGCAGCCTCACGGCTGCGCGCGCAATTCGCCGGGCGTCTGTTCGAGCCTGAAGAATTAAGCGCGGCCATCGAAGACACCCGCAAAATGATCAGCGAGCTGACCGCGCCCGGGTCCGTGTCCGGCCCGCGCTTGCACTCGGTTTTTGATTCCCGTGACCAGCTGCAAGCAGCCACTGACGACCTGCTGGGCTCTCCGCGCGATAAAGGCGCGGAAGAACTCAAGCCGGCCCGCTTAAGCGGGATCCGCGAGCTTTACCTTATGCTCACCGGTGACTATGACCTGCACGGTGGTTTTAACTCCGAGCGGGTGCAATTTGCCACAACGGCCGACTTTACCGGCCTGGTTAAGAACGCGCTCAACAAGATCGTGGTTAACACCTGGGACCAGCTCGGCCGTGCTGGTTATGACTGGTGGGCGCGGGTGGTACGCACGGAGCATTTTAATTCCCTGCAAACCATCACCGGGACGCTGGTCGGTACGGTCGGGACACTGCCCGAAGTGTCAGAGGGTGCTGAATATACCGAGCTGGTAATCGGTGACAGCCCCGAAACTGCCAGCTTCGTGAAATACGGCGGTTATATCCCGCTCACGCTGGAGCTAATTGACCGTGACGAATCCCGCAAGCTGGCGGCCTATCCCCGCGAGCTGGCCGCGGCCGGCCTGCGCAAGATTTCCGCGCTGGTCGCTGCTATCTTCACCGCTAACAGCGGAACAGGCCCAACCATGGCCGACACCGGCGCGCTATTCAACGCCACCGCCGTGACCACCGCCGGCGGCCATGCCAACCTGCTAACCACCGCACTGGCTGCGGCCGCCTGGGACGCTGCCCAGCTGGCCGTGTATAACCAGCCCATGCTCATCAA